CAGATGTTCCGGTCATCGTCGGTATAGAGTTGGCTAAATATCCTGTTACACTACTTTCTACACCACTTTCATCAGAAAATTCGTCGGCAACACCGGCCTGACTTTTTATATATGCCCCGCCCGTTGCGATCAAACTGCGAAGGCGGTCTACCGCCATTCGATTTTCGATTGGGGATAAATCTGTCGAGGGTATCGCTAGAAATTCTGTCGATGGTTTAGTTGCCATTATACGATCTCCGCCCAAGTTGTGTTGTCTTCGTCCCAGCCATACATTTTACCATCGTCGGGCATTGCTATTGGTGCTTGCCAATCATCGTTGCTGTCTAATGCCCAAGATGGGAAGGGTTGTGGTGCAATGAATTTGTCTTTGGCTTGATCATACGTCATGCCTTGACCAGCGAACTGCTTGCGGATGTTGCCGTTGTATGATGTCTGTTTCCAAGTGCCACCCCAGAAGGTGTTACACCAAGACTCGCCGTTCGCTTCGTGTGCATCGTCAACTACTGTTACGCGAAGGACGATGTTGTTAGTGCCTAGCTCTGCAAAATGTGCCATGTTAATTTCCTTATGCGCTCTGGAATTGGTAACGGACGATTACGATGCCTGACGCTCCTGCACCCCCTGCACCTTGCGCATAAGGAGAAGCTAGGTTCTGGCCGCCACCACCACCGCCTGATCCAGTGTTTACGGTTGCTGCTGGAGCAGTAGTAGATGTGCTGCCACCAGCACCCGCGCCACCTGAACCTGCTGCACCGCCAGAGTTATCAATCGTCCCTCCGCCACCACCGCCTGCTCTGGTTACTGCGGAACCTGTGATTGATGATGCTAATCCATTGCCACCAGCACCACCGTTAGCAGAAGTAGCAACAACACCCGCCGCGCCTGCGCCACCACCACCGCCGCCATCTTTATCAAACCCGCCTGTCCATAGTCCTGCGCCGCCTGCTGACCCTTGAGAAGATGTGCCAGCCGCGCCTGTTCCTCCACTTGAAGAACCACCTGCGCCGCCGCCGCCTGAACCACCGACAAGGCCATTCTTAGCGGCACTACTTTCAGCACCACCCCCGCCACCACCTGTCGAGGTGATTGTGCTAATTATGCTATTTGAGCCAGATATACCGATAGTTGAAGAGCCACCTGCACCACCTGCGCCAACTGTTACTGCGTATCCGGTTGCCGTTAGCGTGATAACATCTTCGGATGTGCTATTAGCACCAGATACTTCGGAGCTAAAGCTGTTACGATAACCGCCTGCACCGCCACCAGCACCAACACCGCCGCCGCCACCACCGCCACCAGCGACAACTAAATGATCTATTGTAGCATCATCGCCTAGTGTCGTAATCGTGAAGGTGCCACTGGAAGTAAATGTGTGAACCTTGAAGTTACCGTCTGTAGTAATAGTTCCGCCTGTTGCTATGGTGTATAGAGTGTTAATCTTATCAACATTTAGTTTTGCGCCAGAGGGTGTCTTCAAAATCGTCAATACATAATCAGAAGCGTCGGCCGTACCAAGCGTATCCCCAGTTATCTTGGTAAACCCACTTAATGTAATAGCCCCAGCCGAGGCATTGTTAGTCACAAATAGCGTGATAACTCCGTTAGCTGTCTGAGGTGCAAGAGTGAACGCGCCACCGTTGATTATAGACTGATTAGTCCCATTGGCTGCATCAGGTGTGAACGTGCCAGTTGTCTTGGTGCCTTGATCTTCTGGGCTACCTGAAACAGCACCAGCCGCTAGTTTCCCTGCTGTAATGGCACCATCAACAATCTTAGCCGCTGTTACGCTGCCGTCTGGGACGGTTATAGATGAAACTGTAACAACAAAGCTGGCTTCGATTTCCGCTACGCCAGCGGGGATTGCCGCATTAAACGTAACTGTAGTTCCTGAAACTGTGTACGTCGAATGATGTTGCACGATCCCATCAAAACTTATTACCACATGGTCTTCAGTGCCGGGATCGTTTGTGAGCGTGATCGTCGTGCTTGAGTTTGCAGTAAAGCCAACGCCATCCGTTAGGATTTGGCGGGTAGGTGTTCGTGTCTGACGTAAGCCGGGGTCAGTGCCGTTTAAAAAACCAGCCATTATGATTGCACCAAATAGCTAATAGAAGCTTCAAGGGATGTGTTAGCTTCTGCGTCAAACCATAAAGCATCTCCGGTATTTAGAACTACTTTGCCTTGAAGTAGGTCTAAGCTATCGTGTACTGGGATGCTGACTTGGTGAGCAATTTCACTATCTACTCCACCAGATCGAACAACGTTAGCAGTTACCCAGCTAGCAGTAGTAGCGTGAATATTACCAATTGTTAAACCAATTAAGGTAATAGTCTCACCAGCGGCAGCGGTTAATGCTGCTGCATCTGTGGTCGTGATGGCATAACCTTTGCCAGTAAGTACGTCAGCCATATTACATTCCTATCCTAGTGCTAGTACAGTGCCGATTGAAGCAGCACCAGCTAATTTACTTTTTTCAGTATCAGTATACGCGTTTGTGTCTGATTCACTTTCGTAAGCTACTTTAATTTCAGAACCCGATTGATCTGCAGTAGCAGACGTTTCAATTGCAGCTAGCTTATTAGCTTCAGCAGTAGTGTATGAAGCAGTAATATTAGTCAGCAACGTACTTAACGGCTGCATTTCTGCTAAAGCATCTGACAATACGCCAGCTGTTACTCGCAAATCACATGCATCTCCTGCTACAAACGCTGAAGCGCTAGTACCATCTTGACCGCGAACAGCTGTTAACGTACTTCCAGCAACTGCAGTTACTTTAATAACTTCGATATTTGTTAAATTAGACAAAGTTAAATACATATAATCTGCGCCGCCAACTGTAGGAAACTCTGATACGTCGTCTACAACAAGCGATGTAGCTGAAGACGTAACACTGTTAGTCAGCAATGTAGCAGCATTGTTTGAAAACTTAACACCCATCGATCAATTCCTATGAAATTGTAATAGTCCAACTAATTGTCATCGAATCAAGCTCACCTTTATTAACTACTGCAAATACAGTGCGCGCTAACATAGTGCCTGCACTTGCGGCGTTAAGTACCGCAGCTTCAGTAACTGCAGTTGTAGCAGGAGCAGTAATATTTGGAGTATCAGCAGGAATAGTAGCTGTAAAATTAATAGTATTAGTACTGCTAGTACCTCCAGCTATTCCTAAAGCGACTCGGGCTACTTCAGTTTGTAAAGTAGTATCGCCAACTGCTGCGGCAGTAGCACCTGTACCAATGGCCATATGGCTCATTACAGCGGCAGATGCACTAGACATCCGTGCAGCTACCCAACTTTTACCAGCAGTAACTACTAAGTTATCTACGGTACGTACAATTTCACCATTTAGAGAAATATCTAAACGACCTTTAAGCTGCATTGTGTCTACGTTTTTCATCACTATCTCCGATTAAATTAGGGTAACGACTATATTAGGAACAGTCATTGGGCGAGCTAAGAAAGACTCTGCGTTAAATAAGACATCGTTAAATATTGGGCCATCTACATATTCAGAAACAGTAGTGTCAACTGCAGACACTGACTCATATATTGCAACGCCCCAGTGCATACTAATGGCGGCCGCATCAGCAAATGATACTGAGTCTACAGCGTTTTTAACCATACCTAAGTCTAAAGATTCAGATATTGTAATCGCATCACTAGCTACTTTAGTTATAGAATAATTATACGCGTCCGCTAATGTAACTGCGTCAATAGGTTCCTGGTTTATACTGTTGTACTCTAAGAGTATATCGGTCTGTGCATCAATCCAGTTTACCGTACCAACTGTAGTGTTGATGTGTGTAACTACAGCGCCTGCATTGGCAATGTTGCTAGTAGCACTAGCCATTAGAAATCAGCCCGTACTTTAAATTTTAACCGATCAAAGATAGTTAAAGTTTTACCACTAGTATAAGTAAGCTCGATCTCTCCTTCATACGTACCAGCAGCAACATTAAGCGTGTTAACATTCCATGGCATATAGCAGTTACCACCTGTATACGGTGCTATTTTAACGCAAGTCATTGTATCTAAAATAGTAGAAGAACCAAGTAATCTAAATTTAACTAAGATAGTTGGATCAGTAATATCAATGAGGGCCCACGTTGAAGAGTCATCTGGATCTAGGGTTAACCCAGCAAGAGGCGTATTAGCGTCTTTTAATGTAAGATTGATATCGGGTTTACTGTCACCCGCAACCACGTTAATGGTTTCGTAATACGCCATCTTTAACTCCTAAGGAGGTTGTTCTCAGCATTGGCTATGCAATATTTATGTACCGTTATAATACGGCTGCTTCAGTCAAAGTCAATCCATTAGATAAAACCATTGTCTGTTAATTTAGTATTAGTCTCAATTTCGTTATTGCCCCACATACCAGACTGAATTAATTGCTTACAACTTGCTTCATAACGTAAGTAGTAAGTATTATTTTCGTCTTTAATATCGCCACTAATAGCGCTGTGTGCTTTATACGCAGAATAATTAAGCATAGCTTCAGTATAGACTTCGCTAACTTTTAAATCAGTAGCTGCTTTAGTAGCGCGTTTAGGTGACGCAGCATATTTCATTAAAATTTGTGGGCGTAACTTTGAATCGTTGCCTTTAATAATTGCTTTAAATGGCTCGGGTATTAATATTGATACAGCTGTATCTACAGAGTCTACTACGTTAATATAGCTGTCCTTAATAGTTACTGGTTCAAAGTCAACAGCGTAATACGCTTGAATAGGCGTTAAGAAGTCATCTGGAAGATTAAACTCTTCGCCATCTAAAGGGCTATCTAATTCAAATGTTTTCTGCAGTAAATGAAATCGTTTATGCAAAGCTAAATTAGATAAGTTAACATAGTTTATAAACTTCCCCTGGTTAAGTAACTGTACTGCGCTCGGGGATACACTAGGGTTTATAGTCATGTCACCAACGTTAGATGCAGCTAATTTACTGCATTCACCGGTAACTAAATAATCAATGTAATCAGAAACTTTCACGGCATTACCCCTAGCTATACGAAGTAGGAACTATCCCCTCCGTGGTTGGTATCATCATCTGCCCACATTCCTGATTTGGCAAACTCATTATCTTCGTCGTCTACAGTACCTACTTCACTAGGCTTCCATGCATTCAGCTCTGGTAACATAGAAATTGTATCGAGCTGATCATCATGCTTACTTTTGAACCCTTTAAATGTAGCTAAAGATAGCTCAGAAAGCAACTCCGCAAGCTCGGGACTATCTTTTAACTCTTCAGGTAGCCAAATTTTCTTACCTTTAAACAAAGGTACAGCATTCTGTTGGAACCGGCTCATCTTATCTTTATTTGGTCGAATGCCAATTTTATTGCTATCTTTGCCTTTAGATAACGTAAAGTAATTATTACGATGCCCCATCTCATTTTGAATCCAAGCAATAAAGCCACCTTGCTGCCCGGTAACTTCAATACCTACTTCTTGAGGTGAGTACTCTTGAACTAATCTGAATAAGCTATCCATGGTTTCGTCCATAAGTGCCCGCTTACAAACCCCATCCACCCATAACCAATCTCCATTGTTATTATAAGCCCATACATTAATAACACTAAAGTCAGCATGTTGTTTATCACTTGT